TTTTTTGATATATTCTTCGTTTTGGTGATTTTCACTATCAAAGTTATATGCTATATTTTTTAGATATTCTGCTGCTTTTTCAACATCATTTCCTTCATAATACCAACCAAGTTCTTTCATATATTCGCTGTTATGAACAACTGGATAACCCATCCAAGCAGCATCAAGATAAAGATAATTTAGAGCACATTGATGTTGATGACATAGAACGATATCGGTATGTTTTAGTAGAGTCCAAACTATTGGATATCTGGCTTCAAAGAACATTTTACCTGCTTTGTAAGAATCAAGTTCTTTTACAAAGTTTACCATATCAGTTTTTTTCTTTATGCCATCGCCACAAAACACACTCAACTTATCAAGAGTTTCTGGACTTTTTCTGTAAAGTCTTTCTGTTGTCATAATAGGAACAACACTGGTTTTTACCATATTTATGTTTGGTTCCATTGTAGACAGTCTTTTTTCTAACTTTCCACTTGGTTTATAAAGTCCAGTTTCATTAGCGTCTTTACTTTTGAAAATGTCTATGTGATGCTGAATAAATCTTGGGTCCCAAACATATGGTCCTACAACGGCTTCGCAATCATATTGAGTTTCAAAAAAATATCTATCTGTATCAAAAAAATGAGGAGATATCCAAACATTTGATACAGTTCCAGCATTTCTTGTATAAAGATTTCTTGCTTCTTTGTTATCTTTGAATAAAATGGTTTCATTGAAAACATTTAGTTCTGCACCCATGATGTGCTTGGTTATTTTTATACCTTTTTTACTTAGTTCCTTGTACGTATCAACATGAGCACTTCCTTGTGCCATTACAATAAGATCGCATTTATCTCTTGCTTCTTCAAGCGATATAATATGCTTGGCATATGGACCCCAAGTTGTTGTGTCATCATCTGGTATAACCACATTTTTTGCAGTATTAATAATATAAGATTCAGAAACATTTTTGCACTTTGCAAACAATTCTCTCAATATAATAACATTTTGACGAATACCGTTTGTGAACAACGAATCACTTGGCTTATCTATTAGAACTGTTATGCCTATTTTTACTTTTCTTTCTGCCATATCGCGTCTCCACTGTGCTAATAAATAGATTTGAAATATAGTTCAACTTCTTTTTGTCTGCGAGTTTCTAATCCTTTTGTTACTTTTCCATTTGCTTTTCTCCACTTTAGAAACTCAATAGCTATTTGTGGATCGTTTGGATTTACATTTACAAGCTTTAGCAATTGCGAACGCTTTATGGAACCAAAACCAATGTTGTAAGATAAACTTACAAGCGCATCAAACTGATTTTGATTTATATCAGTTTTTACCAGTTTATTTACCCATTTTTCATATTTATGAATCTTTTTCCTAAAAAGACGATCTGCGACTGCTTCTGTTATTGGAGGATCAGATAATAATACTGGTTTTCCATTTTCATAAGTTGTAGAACCATAACCAATAGCAATCACAGCAGCAGGACATTCATAGGGAACACGAGAAAAGCCCTCATGCTCTTTTATAAGAGAGATACCTTTTGTAGATGTTTTTAGTTGTAAGTTTTGTTCTTGCTCACGAGGCATAATATCCCCGTGAGAAAATAACAAGAAAAATACTGCCAAAAACAAAACATAAACCTTTTTTTCAGCCAATTTTTATAACTTGCTTTCTGTTCTTTTTACTATTCCAAGATACATGAACCCAACCACTATCTGGAATGCCTGGTTTGTAGTATTCAAGAATGAGTTGATCAAAATCAAGATTATCTTTGATCCAATCAAATACAACTTTATTATCCAAACCTGGAATTTCTATGTCTGCCGCTTGACCTGTTAGATGTTGGCTATTTTTTGCTCCACCAATAGCTTTGTTTAGTTTAGGACCACGATAGCCACTATTCACCATAATAGGTCTTTTGAAATGCTCTCTTACTTTTTCCAATACATTTTCACACAATTGTTTTAGATTGTCAATAACTTCTTGCGTTGGTGTATTATCAATTTTTTTTCGTTCTGCTGTTTGCGATTTAGTCATTTCTTGCAACGAAAAGTTTTCACTTAGTTTCATTTTGTCTCCCCATATTTGAGTTCTGAACAACAAGTTTTACCAGAAGAACTGAGATTGTAAATAAGCTAAAGAAAGTTCTCAAAGTTCTTATTGAGAACAGTTATAAAGATCAAGATAAGTTAGTATTTGTAATACTACAAATGTGCCAAAAGGATAAATAGTTTTATTTATTTTCTTTTAGCACTTTCAGCAATGCTTGTTAGTGCCATAGCAATAATCCAAACCGGTATGCTTGACAAAAACGATGCCATAACTAAATAAAATCCAAGATCTAACATAGTTTATACCTCGCAATATTATATCAATCCCAAAACCTATCAAGTGTCTCTAAAATACCAATAAAGTCGCTAAATGGATCGCCACTACGAAAAGCACCAACTTGTTCTGGATAGTCTCCATAACGACAGTATCCAGCATCAATATGCTGTTTCATTTCTTCAAGTTGTTTTACTGCTGCTTCTGTAATATAGTTCAAATTTGTACAATTAGAATATTTGTACTTACCTTTCTCAAGTTCAACTATACAATCATTTCCAGAAACATCCATAAGCTTACAATATCCAAGATCATATGGGCTTTCACTTTTAAATTTCATTGTTGAAAAATCTGTTCCCTCAATATCTTCAAAATACATATCATCTTCTGGTAAGTTATTGTAATAATCTTCGTATTTTTGACGATCAAACATCACAAGCTGTTTGTAATATTTACCAAGAGTGCCAAAATGCAGTTCTTCTTCGTTTCCATCAATTTCAAATTCAACATCTAATGAAAACCAATAAGAACCGGCACTATAAGATTTATTGTTTTCACTTTTTTCAATCTTTGTTATTTTGAACATTTTGGCTTTCCCATTTCTTATAAAAATCAACAAATACACTTATATCTAAAGTGTCATATGGTCCGCAAGTATCTTTGTCCTTTTGCCATAGAATATAATATCTATATTGATTTTTCTTTGTTTTAGTCACTCTTGTTACAACACCAAAATCAAATTTTTGACCTTGCTCTGGACTATTAGAACTAACAAGTTGCCCTATATTATATAGTTCTTGGCTTGTATCTTTCATTTGTGCATTCCTTACAAAGTGTTTTTATCCAACCAGATTTTGTTGGCCTACCAGGAAGTCCACATCCTTCACAAGTTTTAGAACTAATACCTTCGGCCATTGCTACAACACCTTCACAATAAGCATCACCACCTACGGTATATGCTCTCAATGTTCCAAACTTTTCTTTTATTTGTGTAAAATGCATTTGTGTTGGTATTCTATCAAGCCACACTGTGCGAAAAGTTCTCATTTCTATTTCTTTTGCTATCATCTTATCTTTATCAGGCGAGGAGCGATAATAATATTCAAGATTAGAAAGATTACCAGACAATGCTTGCTTCAAGGCACGATTATATCGCTTTGTTCTTGCTGCGCCGTTTCTGGTATTTGAAATATGACCTTGTATTTGGTGACACATTGTGGCAATAAGTTCATACCAACCATCATCACACTCAAGATATTTAATATCACGAAATAGCTTTGGATACTTTTCAAAAAGCGAATCTTGAAGATCTTTTTTCATTTTGTTTCCTTTTCTATAATTTTGAATGACAACATTTTACCATCATCAAAAAAACACACTATCTCGCAATCAACATTTTTATCATAATAGTGCATCCTTACCTCGCCAGTATGACTGTGCTTTATTGGTTCTTCTTTTTTTATTTCAAGGCTTCCAATAATCTTTCCAAGAGGCTTTTCCCACTCTGGAGAGTTATAGTATGGTCTTTTTTCTTCTGGGACTGTTTCCCAAGTAGCTTCTTGAAGCCATAGTTGGCCTGTTTCGTCTATGAGATATTCATCAAGACCACAAAATAAACTTTTTGTTTGGAATAAGAGGTCTTGTAAATGTTTATATTTTTCTTCAAACAAGAAGTTTATTTTGACTTCATCATACAAGCCCATATTCCACCTCTAAGTTCAGTCTTTTAGAACACCAATAACAAAGTTTTCTTTACATGTCAAAAAAGTAAGTTCTCCAATTTTGCTTTCATGAACCATGTTACCCTCAATAACAACAAGTTGGCCTACATGAACTGATATAGCGCAATCATCAGACTTGTCAACAACACGATATGTCAAGTTGTCTGGTTTTTTAGCAGATGCACCAAAAAACTCACTTACTTTTTCTTCTTTTGAATCGTTTTTTACAACTTCCAAAAGAAGATGCTTATTCCTTGGTTCAAGTTTCATATCAAACACCTACTTTCATCTTGCTCTTAATAATGTTTAGGAACTCCTCAAAATCTTCAAGTTCCTCACCTTTTTGAGCCATACGATATGCTTTTAGAAGCCTGCTTTGATCTTCGCGGGAAAGAAAACTACTATCAGCATAATGCTTTTTGAGAGCCAACTTGTGCTCACGATATGGTTCAATAGCCTGTTCAATAGTGTTTAGTGCTTTTAGATAGTTGATAATATGTTCTTCACGAGTTAGTTTCTTATCATTTTGTTCAAGAGTTTTTAGATCAGTCATATTTTCTCCAGTAGAAAGCGCCCCGATCAAGGGACGCTTCCAAGTTTAGCATGTTTTCAGACGCTGTCAAGCGATGCCTGCGGTTATCTATTCTTGTGCCCAAACAGACGACCAATCACCAGTAAGAGCACCTTTGGCATAGTCTGTTACTTTTTGTTCAAAGAAGTTACTGTGAGTAACACCCAGCATTCCATCAACCCATGGTAATGGGTTTTTCTTTACTTTGAAAATACCTTTCATGCCAAGACTTATAAGTCTGCGATCTGCAATATAACGAATATATTGCTTTACTTCATCTTTTGTCAAGTTTTGTATTTCTCCAACATCAAAAGCAAGATCAACAAACTTATCTTCAAGTTCAACCATTTTTGTTGCAATCGTGTATATTTCGCTTTTTAGTTCATCGTTCCATATGTGCTTATTTTCTCCAATAAACTCACGAAATAGTTTTATCATACTTTCAGCATGAAGTGTTTCGTCTGCAATACTCCAAGCAATGATTTGGCCCATGCCTTTCATCTTACCGTTACGAGCAAAGTTCAACAGCATAACAAACGAACTAAAAAGCTGCATTCCTTCTGTAAATGCTGAAAATGCTGCTATTTGTTGAGCAATACTATTTGCATCTTTTTCGGCAAACTTTGTAAAATATTCATGTTTTTCTTTCATTGCTTCATATTGAAGAAACTCATTGTATGTTGCCTCTGGCATACCTATTGTTTCAATAAGGTGAGAATATGCAGCAACATGTATTGCTTCGCGAGCAGCAAAAGAACTCAACATCATACGAACTTCTGGTTGTGGAAAATGAGGAAGATAGTTTTTTACATATCCTCCAGCCACATCAACATCTGCTTGAGTAAAGAAGCGAAAAATATGAGTTAGAAAATGCTTTTCTTTTTCTGTAAGCGTATTTTTCCAATCTTTTACATCCTCAAGCATAGGAACTTCTTGCCATAGCCAATGCATTTGTTCACTTTCTTTGAAAGCATCAAAGGCCCAGGGATAGCTGAAAGGTTTGAAATATTGTCTTTCGTCAGTTATTTTTAGTTTTTTCTTTGTCATTGTTTTCTCCATTCAAGTGCAAGCAAGACATTCATCACCTTCGGCGAGCTTTTTCATATCTATTTCGTCTTCAATCTTTTTACGCTCAACTTTTTGACCAACGCGATCTGCTTTGCGTAGTTTATCACTGCGACAGTAGTATAGCGACTTCAAACCTTGTTTCCAAGCCTGAAAATGAACCGCATGTAGATACCGAATATTTACATCTGGTCTAAAAAAGATATTTACACTTTGACCTTGATCAACAAATTCTTGACGATCACTGGCAAGCTCAATAATCCATCTTTGATCAAGTTCTGGCGCTGTTTTATATACATCTTTTGTATAGTCATCAAGCCATTCTAAATGCTGAACGGAACCATCATTTGAAATGATAGAAGACCAAACTTCGTTTATGTCAAGTTTTAGTTCTTCACATTTCTTTTCCAGTATTTTTTCAAGGAAACGATTTTTGTATACATGTGCTCCTGAAAGTGTGTCTTGACGGAATACATTTGCACGATATGGTTCAATGCTTGGAGAAGTATTACCCATAATAAGTGAAGTAGAAGCATTTGGCGCTATTGCAAGCATATGTGAAAAGCGAACATTGACATCATGCTTTTTAGCATCAGGACACGCTCCTCTTTCGTTGGCAAGTCTAACATTTGCTTCATCCATTTTGGAGCGAATATTCTTGAATATTTTCATATTAGCAGATTTTGCAAGAGCACTTTCAAATGGAATATGCTTTTTTTGTAAATAAGCATGAAAGCCAAGAGTGCCAAGGCCGATTGATCTTTCTCGCATAGCAGAATATTTCGCTCTGCTAATAGTATCAGGCGCATTTTCAATAAACTGCTCCAAAACATTATCTAACATTTCAGCAACATCGCTGATAAAAACAGAATCATCTTTCCATTCGTCATAATATTCCAAATTTAGTGACGATAGACAACAAACTGCTGTTCTGTCTTTGCTTGTTGGCAAAAAGATCTCACTACAAAGATTACTACCATGTATTTTTAGTTCTTCTTTTTTTAGCCATTCTGGTAGTGCTTTGTTTGCTGTATCAATAAAACAAAGATATGGCTCACCAGTTTGCATACGCATTTCAAGTATGCGCTGCCATAGCTCTTTTGCTGAGACTTTTTCCTTTACAACATTGCTATTTGGGTCTTTTAGTTCCCAAGTATCATCAGCGTTTGGATCAAGCATACACTTTTCAATAATATTCATAAAATCATCAGTGATATTGATTCCGTGATGCAGATTTAGACAACGGAGATTTTGATCTCCTGTTGGTTTTCGTATTTCTAAAAACTGAATAATGTCTGGATGGTTGATATCAAGATAAGCAGCGTATGAACCACGACGAGTCTTACCTTGACGATAAGCAAGCGAAGAAGCATCATAGATTTTCATATGAGGCATAATGCCTGTTGATTTATCACCAGCAGAACGGATTTGAACATGCACACCTACACCACCACCGAGCATTGAAAGCCAGTTTGTTTCGCTCAATGTATCAACAAGACCTTCTGCCGAATCAGTCATGTAGTTTAGGAAACAAGAGATCGGAAGTCCCTTTTTTGAACGACCATAAGAAAGGATTGGAGTTGAATAGCTCAACCAATGCTTTGATGAATAGTCATATAATCGCTGTGCGTGTTCTGTATTTGAAGAGAACTGTTGCGATACAAAAGCAAAACGCTCTTGTGGCGAGTTTTCTTTATCAGTCATATAAGACTCTTTTAGTCTTTTGCGACCAAGTTCATCAAACAGTTCATCTCTACTGTAATCTATTTTTATCTCGCTCATTTTCATTCTCCCTTTGCCATTTCTTTTTGTTCTTTTCTGTGTTTAGCGTATTTTTCTTTCAACTTCTTTGACTGCTCTGCAGCAGAGTTTTTATTTATGTCTTCTATTGTTTCGTTTGTTGGTTCCAATACTTTTATAGAGATATTAGAAGTATCCATAAATATAGGAAGTATTACGCCATCTGGTCCATTTCTATTCTTTGCTATAAATATTCTGCCGGTATTGTTTTGCTTGTGTGCTGCTGTTCGGGAAAGAGAAAAAATAAAATCAGCAACGAAACATTTATTGAATGCTTCACTGATACTTTCCATTGTTACAACTTCGGCATTTAGACCAGATCTATTTGTTTGTGAAGCGGTCCAAAGTGGACATTTCATTTCTGCTGCAATACCTCGCAACTCTTCGTAAATACCTTCAAGTTCGTTTCGTTTTTCTCTCTGTGCTGAAACTGGCTTTAGTAGATCACCATAATCAACTATTATCATATCAACCTTGAAGTCTCGCTGTTCCAGTTTTTTTAGATGATTTCTAATGGTTTCAGTAGAAGCAGTTTTTGTTGGATACTCTTTGATAATAAGTTTACCTGGGACTTGTCTTACCGATTCCAATACTTCTTCTTTTGCCATATTTAGGTTTTTTAGAGGAAAACCAGTCAAGCAACTGTCAAAACGACGACCAATAACTGTGTCTCCAAGTTCTAATGTGTAATAAACAACATTTTTACCTTGCTTCATTGCTTGAGCACCAAGATGAACCAAAGCCATACTTTTTCCTGCACCTGTTGGAGCAACAACAACACCAAGTTCACCTTTGCCATGACCACCTTGAATAAGGTTGTCAACAACATCCCATCCAGTTGAAACAGGATCTCGTGCTTTTATTTTATATCGCTCTTCAAAATGTTTTAGAAAGTCATAGCCATGTTCATTATCAAGGCCAAGCTTTAGAGCACCATTGATTATTTTAGAAACTTCATCAAAAGAAGAGTTTTCCATGAGTGAAACACTTTTCAACATGGCTTCTTTTAGTTTTTGTTTTTTACAAAAATCAAGACTTTTATCTTTTACATATTCGTCATCAATATCTTCTATTGTTCCCGCAAGAATACGAGCAAAAAAGTCACGAACTTGCTTTTGGGTTACTGGATTTTGCTTTTCCAGTTCTGTTCGTAGCATTGTTTCAATAGTTGAGTTGCTTGGAAAGCAATTATAACTGTCTTTATACTTGAAAACAATATCAATAAATACTTGTAGATATTTTAGTTCAAAGAAGCTTGTATCAAGCACTTCACTTATTTGTGCTGCAAATACATTATCTTCTAAAATGATATAAACTAACTTTTCTTGAAAGTCTTTTCCAAAACTTCCAAGTGAAGGTTCATTTTTATTGGCCATTATTTCCTCGCAGGCTTGCCAGCATAACGGATCTTACTATGGAGGTCAAGAGCCGTTCTTTGAATCACTGATGATTCTGTTGAAAGTAGTAAATAGGTCGTTGAGCTTCAAATCAGCAAAACCATCAACAATAGAAGACTTTAGGAAGTCTGTTTTATTGAACTCTGGAATGAAGTTTTCTAATGTATAATCTGTTTTTTGTTGTGCTTGCAATGACATGTTTGGTTGTCGCAGTTGCATTATTTGATAGTTTAGATATACTTTTTGCTTTTCATCAAGTATATTGCTATATATTTTTCCATCTTCCTTGTTTGTTTCACATTTTTCAAATATATCATCAACAGTATATTTTGCTTCTTCGGCAAGAATGGGAAACTTTTTTGACAAACTTATTAGCCCAACTCCTCTAACTCCTTCAAGATTGTCACTTTTGTCACCTGCTATAGCACGAGCAATAGCAAAGTTGTTTGGGTGTATTTTGTATTCCTCTATAACACGATTTTTATTCAATATCTCATCTTGAACTGGGCGGATAAGAATGGTTTTATCGTCCAGCAACTGAATAAAGTCTTTATCACTGGATACAATCATTTTTACACTATCTGTGTATTCTTCATGCTGAACAATATAAGAAATAAGATCGTCTGCTTCAACATTTTCTTCCATTAGTTGGATAACAGGACAGAGATTTAGATAGTCAAATGTTTTTAGTTGCTGCCAAATACGGTTCTCAAACTCTTGTTTTTCGTCCAAGACTTTTATATTTCTATTCAGTCGCAGTGGGTTTCTACCTTCTTTATAATCTTTGTGTAGGGCTTTTTTCTTTCTACTTCCACCGGGACCATCGTGACAAAATATGATCTTGTCTGGTTTTGTTTCTCTACAAAGCTTTTGTAGTGACTTGAAAACACCAACTATTCCACCTATAGGTTCTCCTTGTTTGGAGATAGATGGATTTACAACATAAGACCTGATAAAAAGATTTAGAAAGTCTATAACAAGTATTTTGCTCATTTTTTTACCCATAAAAGAAAACCCCACTTTGCAGTGGGGTATCATAACACATAAAAAGTGTGTTTGCTATAACTAAGTTTTCATTTCTGCTTTTTGTTCTTCTTGCGGGCTTTACGTTTAGCGGAACCGATTTTTCGTCGTCCTTTTCGTGGCCTGTTCTTTTTTTCCCAAGGCATGTTTATTCCTCCTTATACTTCCAGTAGTATCCTCTGTGGGTTTTTAGTTGGCCTCTGCAAACTTTACCAACCGTAGTAGACATAAACCCATCTTTTGCAGTATCACGAATACTTTCATATTCTTTTATTTCGCCTGTGCTTGGATCAATCCTTTCAACATGTTTATTTCGAAACTTTAGTCCATAAGATGGATTCTTTTCAGCAAAAAGTTTTTTCTCTGGATTGTTCTTATAATATTCAGTAAGAGAGTTTTTTTGTTTTTCTCTATTTTCTTTTTTTGAGAAGTATTGTTTTCTTTTTTCACTTTGATATTTTCTATTTTCTGGGTTTGACCAATACTCTCTCATTTTCTTTCTTGTTTGTTCGTCGCTTGCTTTATTATTCTTTTTTATTAGGTTTTTACTTTCTTCTGTGTGAAAACAACCTGTTGTATTGCCTGCTATTTTTGCTATATTATAACCAATTTCTCTATCCCAACATTTATATTCATCTAAATATTTTTGCTCTGTTGGTATTAGTATTTCTCTTTCACATATTTCTACTATTTCAAATAAGAAGTTTTCTATACCATCTTTATTCCAAGCACTTTGCAAGTGTTTATTGTCATGAGTATTGGCTTTCAATCTTCTTTTATGACCAGACCAGCGACTTTTTATATCTACTGCCGATCCTATGTAAAATTTATTGGTTATTTTATTTGTAATTTTATATATTCCCGATTTCATATCGCACCTCTACTAATAAATAGTATGAAGTTCATATATTTCCTCGGGTGAGGCATGTTTATTCCTCCTTATATTTCCAATAATAACCTTTATTTGCTTACTTTTCCATTGAATACAAGTTCTACTACAAAGCTTGGATCGCCAGAGCAGTCAAAAGCAATACGCTGTTTATCTTTTAGATTGATGCCCCTTACAGAACACCACATAGAAAGTGCTTCAAATACTTCTTCGCTGGTCCAAGAATAAACACCTTCACTTGTTTCTTTACTGAAGTTGCTTTTCATATTTTCCTTTATGCAGCAATAAACTGATTTACCAAAAACTTACCGTGATGTTGATCTCCAAACCTTTCAAGGAAATGGTTGGTGATATTGCTTGGCTGTCCAACAAGACCGATCATATCACGATTCTTCATTGTGTTCATCTCGCCATCGTCATCAATATAAATAACCCTTGAAACACCAGCGTTCTTCAGTGCGTGTTGGCAGAGCGGACAAGGCTTGCCATTCTTGTTCTCGCGAGCAATAGGAGAAGTTGTATTGTTGAAACGATAGATATAAATCTTGCTTCCTCTCGCTCGTTCTTCCATCTTGCTCAAAAGATCAATTTCAGCGTGCATTGAACACTTGAAAACACTCTTTCCGCGACTGTAACGGCGCTTATTGACGCCAAAGTTGATAATCTTGCCACCCTTGACAGCAAGGGCAACAACTTGATGCTGTAGAGTATCATCACGAAACTGTGATGCAATATCTTCAGCGAGGTACTACAAAATCAAGATACTTCATGGTATCAGGCTCCTATGTTGGTTGTCCTGATTGTAGCAGCAGATCGGTGCGGTGTCAAGCAGCGAGCGCGGGTTGTTATAAAGAAGAAACCCGCATTTCTGCGGGTTCTCAGGGGTATTATTTTCCTCTGAAGGTGTCACGTAAATTTCCTGATATACCACCCACAACAGACATTCTCAAGGGTTTCATACCAAGAGGCATTTCTCCCGACTCTTATCAGAACTACCTTGAAGGGAACTCCCCAGAAGGCAGACCGTCTCCATCCAACTCCCGGACGCCAACCTGTGCCAGCGCATCGTGAAGCGCGTTTGTCAGCTCGTAGCTGTCAAAGGTGGGGTTCTTTTGAGCCATCTTGACCGCCCGACTCATGACAACAAACGGCGTCACAGGACCATCCGTGTTGTCTAGCAATTTATCGACAATTGTGTTAGCTTGTTCGGCAACAATATTGTTAAGTTCTTCTTTGATAATCTTTTTTAATTTATCACGCGATAGTTTCATTATCATATCTCCTGTTACAAATATTAAATAGTTAGATTGTAAAGAAGAAACCCGCATTTCTGCGGGTTCTTTGGTTATTTAGCTTTAGAGCTTTCTTTTTGTTCTTTTAGAACATCTCCAAGCTCTTCTTTGATTATCTGTTTTAGTTTTTCTTTTGTAAGTTTCATGTGTTTTATCCCTACAAAAACTAAATAGTCAATGTTGAACGTCTTCGCCTTTGCCATCATTTAGGAAATCCTTGGCATCTCCCAATTTCTTATCAAACTTCTGAATAACTTCATAATCAAATATTTCCATAACACGATTGTGGAACTTTTCATTTGTTCTCATTAGTTCTACAAAACCTTCTTCCAAACCCTGCCACTTTTCTACTGTTCCATCGGCATAGGTTAGTTTGTTCCAACCTCCTGTTTCAAGGTGTTCGGTTTTTCCCTTGATTGCTTCAAGAATGCTTTCTTCATTTAGAACACCAACTTGATCGCCCCACAATATTTTGAACTCGGCAACACGATTTTGTGTTCCAAAACGGCTTTTTTCTATTCTTGCTTTTACAAATGAACCTATTTGATAGCCTTTATCATCATAAACCATGCTGTCTTTGGCAAATGACTTGGTAAGCCATATACGCAAACTTGTAAAAAAGTCTGGTGAACTACCGCCTGGTGTATTGTATTTTTGACTATCTGTTAGATATTTGCCACCCATCGGGGCTTCACTTGTTGCTTTGATGTTTACTTTTAGTTGGTTTAGTATAATGAGTGTGCATTCTCGTTGAGCAAGTGGTGTTGTTATTTTTTGAAATGCTTTTGCAAGTAGTGCTGCTTTTACGCCAATACGCTCATTTGGATTGAATGTTCCTTCAATATCAACTTTTGTTGGTGTTGCCGCAAGCGAATCAATGATAAAAAGAAATCTTTGATCACTTGAACCCATAAGTGTTTCCATTGTTTCAAAAACACTTTCAAGATCAGTTGGCTGAATATATATCAAGCTTTCAAGATCACATCCTGCTTTTGTCAGGAAGTCGCTGTTTAGCGCACTTTCAGCATCAAAATAAACTGGTGTAATGCCAAGTTTTTGTGAGTTGCCTGCTATTTGCGCAGCAAGAAAACTTTTTCCTGTTGCTTGTATACCGGCTATTTCTATTATTTTTCCAACTGGTATACCAGCCATTTTACCCTTGCAAACAATACCATCAAGCCATGTTGAACCAGTTGAGATCCAATCTTTTACATCTGTTGGATTTTGTTCACGCAGATCATAAACAGCACCTTTTAGTTTACTGTTTAGTGCTTTTCGTAGTTCGGCTACATCTACTTTTCCCGCTTTTACTTCTTTTAGTTTTGCCATATTTCTTTTTTCTCCTTGAAATAGTTATGCTGCAAATAGAAAACGACCAAAGAGATTTTACCCTCTTTGGTCGTCTTTGTCAACTTCTATTGTGCATCAAAGATCAAGTTCGCGTAGAGCGGCGTCAACAGCATTTTCAACGCCACCACCTTTTTCTACACCAACACTTGCTTCATCTGGTTCTGCCAGATGTTTATCAAGTGCTGCTTGAACTTCCTGTGGAGACATTCGTGTAAAGATAGCTGATAGATCAGGAACACTATCAAGTAGTTCTTTGCACTCTTGACTACCAAGACCCTTGCACATTTGTGTTGACTTTGGCTTGGGTTTTACTGTCATGGTTGAATAACGAGCACCATTTTTCTTGCCCTTATCTACTTTTAGATCAAAACCATTTTCTGGATCTGTAATATCTCCAAAGTCTGGATCAAGAACTGTTTTTAGTAGTTCTTCATATACAGTCTTTGAGTAGGACCAAACTTTTACTCCATCCTTTTCACTTCCACGAACAAGGATAGGAGATAGAAAACGCTGACGAACAAAAAGTTCTTTTGCTGCAGCAACACTATCTGGCTCACCACTCTTGAACAACTTTGTGGCGAACTCACAAACAGCACAATCCTCTCCAAAGTTACGCTTTGGACACATTACACTTTGGTTTCCAACATTATAATGAAACCAAAACTCCTTGAATGGATCGCCATCTGGTGTTGGTAGAACACGAACTTCGTGAATACCATCATCTGGCTTCCAGAAAGCAGACTCTGAACTTGACTTACCCTTGTTATTGAGTTTTTCAAGTTTTTTTTGCATAGCGCGAATATCAATACCCATTTTACTTACTCCTTGTGGCTCATCAACTTATTGTTGAGAAGACCGTAAATGTTGGCACAAACAAAGCCAATCATGTTGTCAATAAGATTATCTAATAACTTTCAATATTGACTGTTTCTACTTTATCACTGTCTCATAAAAAAGTAAAGGGCCGATTTCTCGGCCCAATACCTATGTATTTTTTATCAACGACGTGAGCGACGCTTTGTAGCACGAACAGTGGTTGATGAACGGCTTGAACGAGTAGTTGAAGAACGAGTTGAGCGAGCAGATGAAGAACGGCTTGAACGTGATGAGCGGGTTGGTTCAACATTTACACGCTCACGAACAGTTAGAGAACAGTCAACTGGAACAACAGTTCGGCTATCCTCTGCTACATAGACTTGTCCGGTAGCAACATTAGCAAACATAAAAGCATCTACTCCCTCAAATCCCTCGTCAACAGAACGGTTTGAGATAGTCAGTAGTTGATATACGGTTCCTGGGGCTGAACGTGGAAAACGGAAAGTCTCACCAGCACGAAGATGAGAAAGTGTTACGCGACCAGCATTTCCTACGGGACCACGACGATTTACTGTTACTTTTGACATTTTGTTTCCTTTGTTAGAGCACCTGCAACCAGCGGTTGTTCGGTGATGGTGAGGCATCATAGCACCGATCAGATCACCTGTCAAGCCGTCTGCTGCTGCTGGATATGTTTTGTTTTTCCTACACAATATACAAAGTTTTGGTTGTATTTTGTTTCAAAAATACTAAAACTGACTTTTATGTTGTTTTCTTTTTGTTTTTCCTTTACTTGATTTTTTATTGTTTGTAGCAGTTTTTTTTCTTTTTTGAGAGTATCAGAGTTTATAGCGAAATAATATATAACTTCTTCTATATTTTCCAGATCATAAAACCAGTTGATATCAAGAGAGCCTATTTCTGATAGTCCAATAGTTTGTATTCTTGTTATATCACTCATTGATACATTGTTTGACATCATTGGCTTCAAGTTACTATAAACATTTACATAATGTAATGTTGAATTCATAAGAGTTGCTGTTTCTTCTTCTATTTCTAAAATACTGACATTATTCAACATATTTTCCAGTTTTGTTTTATCAAATAAAATAAAGTTTTCAAACAAACCAGAACGGGCATATTCTTGTAGTATACCAAAACACACTTTATGTTGTAGTTTTTCTATGTTTCCCATCAGTTCAAGATCTGACTTGACATAATAAACATTTATTTTTCTATCTCTAAACTTTTCTAAAAGAGCAAGAACAACTCCACTTACTGCTTCCGATCCATCCACTATTACCGATATTTCAGTATTACTGTCTTTTACAAGAGAACTCCAAGCAAACTCGGAATATTCCTTTTCATATTGTTCTGCGTTGTCAAGTGACTTCACTACAAGACAGTTTGTTGATAGTTTGCTATCTGCTACTGCATAAACATTATATTGGCTATATTTTGACAAACCATTGGCAAGCTTAGAACAAAACTCACCAATACCTACAACAGATATCATAGTATATTCCTCATATTTCCCAGATTTTTACCTATTCTTATGGAAGACTTGAACTTACCAAAGTCTGTATTATTGTAAGTATCAACAATACTTTTTATTAGGTGTTTTTCTTCTTTTTTCATATCAATAACAATATTGTCATGTATAACCATTTTTATTTTTGACTGATATCCTTTTAATATTTCATTTATCTTCAATACTTGTCGTAACGCCATATCTGCTGTTGTGCTTTGAACCATGTAATTTATTGCATGGAAATCATCTGCCTGTATGTTTCTGCCATAATAATTTGTAACGCTATTACCATCCCAATATTTGCTTTTTATTTTGTCTGCGTTATAATATTTACGAAACTCTGCTTCTCTATCGTTTTTCTTGCCATACAACCAAGAGATAAAATCGTTTTTAGCAAGCGTTCTGGTGCTATACCCAAACTTATCCATGTTCCACTCATGAATGTCGCTTGTGGGCTGTTTTACGCCGCCTAATGCGAGAAATACACGCACCTCCGCTGCGTTATAATCAATATCTAACAAAAAGTCATTATCTGCTTTGATATATGATCTCAAATTTTTTGATAGATTTAGAATAGGAAAACTATTTTCTTCTGTTGTTAGCCGGCCAGTCTTTGAAGAAAACTGGTTATAACTGATATAGTTGTCTTTTTGACCGTAAGTTTGATAAAACTCTTTTGTTTTTATATCATGTAAGTTGTTTTTTATTTCTTCTTCATCAAAACTTATTTTTTGCTTTCGCATTTCAGTGATCAACATTTCAAGCTCCAGTTTGAACTGGTAATCTTGTGGTTCTGGGATGTTTTCAAATACCCAGTTTGATATTTGACACTTTATTTCACAATAATCTGTCAAAAACTTTTGCGGAACAAGATCAAAAAAGCAGTTTTGTTTTAGTGAAACTTTTGATTCAATAAAACTACGAATAAATGCTTTTGCTTTTGTGTTTAGAGCTTTCCATTCTTCATGGAGATGTTCTGGGCATACTTCATCGTATTCTTTGCCGGCGACAAAGATGTTGGCACATTTGATGTTTTTATTTTTTAGATAAGTGTGATACTTCCAAGTTTTATCTAAATGTTGTGGTATCGGTTCACCAAATACCAGCTTTCCATCATGGTAGTAACCAACACACTCTTCTTTATCATCAAGGGTCAAAAAAGTCATAGTGCCACAAACCTATCGCGATCTGTGGAAGAAGTCAAGATCAGAAAAAAGACTTTGTGAAAGTATTTGTTCCGGTGTTGCTGAGTTCTTTTCTTTTATTATTCAAAAAGTCAAATGCTTCAAAGTCATTGAAATATCTTTTTATTGTCATCATTTCAGCAAACAGTGTTTCAAACTGAGTTTGTGTTGAGATCATGTTATTTTCACAACAGATAGTGTATGCATATATTTTCAACATATCTTCTTCTGCTATGTTTTGAAACAGATCGTCATATACAATAAAGTTTCTTTCTATAAGAACTTTGCTTATACACACTTTACCATTTATTGACTTTGTTTTTATATCTTTAAATATTGGTTTTTCTTTTACAATAAAGTTATACAAGTTTAGTAAGTTTATTTTTAAGTTTTCATAGTTGAAATAGTCAGTGTAATAATAAAACTGATTGAAATACTCTTCTGTGCTTGATATATTGTATCTAAGCAAATAAGGTTGTGCATTAGCACCGGCAATATCAAATATAAGCCTCCATGGAGAATGCTTGTCCATAACAAACCCATATTGTTTTGTTAGAGTATCAAATATTGGGAAAGAAGGGTCTTGAACATATTTTGTATAAACTTCTTTATCATCGCCGTGTTTTTGGTCCGCTATCTCTACAACAAGTCCAGTAGCGAGAGGACTGCACGTTTTAGTTTTTATAAAAGTAGTTCTGTTTATTATTTTTTCTCTTGTATTATAAAACACTATAAAATACTTTATAAAACTATGAAAATCAGTTATTTTTTTATTTAGATCATTACTGTTTATAAAGTTATAAAAATTATTGAAATAAAAATTTAGATACTCATTGTGCTGTAGATTAGGTGATATAAATGCTTTTTGAGGGGCTATATCAGCAAACACGCTTTTACTATCTATAACTTGCTTGTCAAGCAGATTTTTGTGCCTTACGAAAAGTTCATTGAAAGCATCAGCAGCAGGAGCAACAAGACTAAGTGTTTGTTTTGCAGATAAAGACTTCAGTTCTTGTTCATTTATATTGACAATATCATTATTTGTATTTATTTTACCATATAGTTGATCTGAATATAAAAAATCTTTGAAGTTTTCTGGTTTCAACGACATGATCGGCAAAACACGATCAAACTGTATTTCATAGTTCAATCTATTCAAATACATAGGCAGAGCACTTGACTTGTTGTTTGATTGAGGTATTATTGAATGGATCGGATCGTCAGAAAAGTATTTTGTCTCTTCTGCTGTTTTGTTTATTTCTTTTAGATATTTGTTGTTAGTGTTTTTGTATTTCATGTTTGTCAATCACCTATTTCGTGTCGCGCTTTCTTAAGAAGAACCCGGCGCAGGTATGACACCGAGGCCGCCGATGCTGACGCCACCTTCGCCCACAAGACCAGCTACCTGTTGTTTCTGCTGTTCTTCCGCTATTCTTTGTTGTTCAAGTGGTCTTGGTAGTGTTACAACTTTGAAAGGTAGGTGGCTTAGATCTGTATAATCCCCAGTTCCAGTAGCAACCCAGTTACATTCAAGTATTGTTGTATATTTTCCACTTTCTATTTCTGTATTGATTGAAACAATAACAAAATATCCACCAATACCATAATCAATAGGTTCAGCAGTATTTATAACTCCGGGAAAAGAAGGAGAAATATAAACCATACTTCCAACACGGAAGTTTACAGTCCCCATCATTTCTATTACTACATTATATTTTGATCTAAGAAATATACCCGGTCGCCATGGTTTTCTATCTACTTGGGATTGAATGTTTGCTTCTTTGAAAAATGGTATATTTTCTTCTCTAAATGTTATTTTATTTACTATGCCTTTATTTTGTCCATAAAAGAAATGAGGAATGCCATCTTCAAGATCTTTTTTGATATTGCTGATTCTTGTGTTGTGTTTTGGAACAGTGTAAAAAATAACAACATTTTTATTTACTGCTTCACTTGTTTTTATTTGTTCTTCAAGGAGTGTATATGTTTTATCATATTGTATGGATTCGGTATAGCTTTGATTCTCTTGTATTTTTGCAAATAACTTATTATTTTTATTTATTGTTATTTTGTCCATAGACATTTTGAATGTTACATTCTGTCTTGGAACATAGTCACTATTTACTGGATTTACACACAATACAAGAAGTTCGTTTATACAAAGGTTGAAAAATGTCATCAAACTCATATTTGTTATGTTTTGAGAACTTATATTTTTATTGAACCAATATCTAAAAGTTGAAAGTGCTATTGGTATATCTAAAATATTTATTTTTTCAAGTTTGTTTTCTATAAGAGCCTGGTTGTTTTTTCCAAGAGATAAGCCGTTATCAATAAGAATTTTATATTCTGAATTCTCTACCAGTGTTTTTGGATCTATTAGTTCGCCTGTTTTGAACTTGGCTATAAACATTTCTGTTCCGAGTATGATGAAGTCACTTTCACCATTATCTTTCCCATGTAGCGAAACAAGCGATTTCAATAAATTACGAAATGTAAAAAATGGAATACGATAGTATTTTTTATCACCCATGCCTTTTATAGTAACAGGGTCCTCTGAAAATTCCAGTTTATTTAAATAATTTTTTATATCTTGTTCTCCTTGTGGGCTATATCCAATGAAAGCGTTTTCTTGTTGATTTTCAAGTTTTATTAGTTGTTGAAGTTTTGAATTTCTCTCGAGAGTACCAATATCACCTGCTTCAAACAAACTTTTTCTTGAAGAATGAACCTGTTCGTTTATTATAAATACTGGTAGTTTTTTTTCGAGAGTGCCTGTTTTTGCTTGTCCATTTTCGTCAAAACTTGTCTCAAACTGCAATAAAATATTGTTCATTATACCTTCTCTGAACTCTTTTTCATTATTACCTTCAAGATTTTTCTTTTCATTATAAAGTTGTTCAAGTTGTTGCCTCTCCGGTCTTTGAACTTCTTTTTCTTGATCGTTAATTATTTTTATATTTATTTTATCTTTATCAGTGGTTGGGACTGCCTTTAGGCCATTTTTTATTATTGAATCTTCTATATTGCTTATTTGTTCTGCTATTTCTTTTAGTTTATCTATATTTTCGGAAGTTAGAACAGAAAACTTATTTGGATCTCTTGCTTCAAGTTCAAGAGAACCAACATATTCAACATTTAAAGATACTGAACCGTCTTCATTTATGCCAATCGTGTGTTTTATGTAGTTCAAAAATATTTCACTACTTGATGCATCTGCAAAGTCTTTTACAGAAACCGGATTTAGATTAGATTGTATACCTTGCGTATCTACATTCCACCCAAACTTCAATTTTATTTGATAATATTTTTGTTCGCCAGAACCTCTTTTGAACTTGTATTTTTTTGGAGGATTGAATAGTTCAATATACTTTGAGTTATCATTGAACAAAGTTTGAACTGAATCAAATATAAACTTCATTTGAACTGTATAAATAAAATCAGTTGCAGTATCTTTTCCTTGTGATGCTATTTTTATACTTTGTATGTTTGCCTGATAGCCACGATCTGATCTGCTGTTTGTGATGGCATCCAGTGCTGCTTTGGGAAAAAAGTTATTGAAAGGTATAAGTCTTTGTGAATTATCTTCATATATCTTGTATAGTTCAATATATGGATTCAAAAGCGAAAGAGAAGCAGGAGTAAGTTTATTGTATTGTTCTATAAACTTTTTGAAGTTATAAAGTTTATTTACAGAA